TCTTCTTTTCTTTCAGATAATAACATCACATTTATTGCTCCTGATACTATACCAGCCAAACCTGCTTTTGCAGTACCTTTTACAACATTTAACGCTTTTTTTAATCTACTTTCACTTTTTTTAGCTTTTGAATTATCTGACTGTATTTTTTTTACTATTGGTTTTTCATTTTTTTCAATTTTTGGTTCGACTGCTTTTTGAATTGGCTTACCCTTAGAATCCAGAATTGGTGATGTTGTTTTAGCAGCTGCCTGATAAGAAGATAGTTTTGTGTTAGGTTTATTTGTTTTTGATTTATTTGCATCAAGTAATTTTTTAGCTGCTAATCCTGCTGCAGCTGCTTGATAACTAGTTAAATCTGTAGCTATATCAGTTTGTTCTTCTTCAGTTATGTTTGATAATCCAGGTGTTAATTTATTAAATAAATTATCAATATATGCTTTTGCCGCACTAAATCCATCACTAACACCTTGTCTAATAGCTTTACTAATACTATCTGTAATATTATTAACACCAGATGCAATGGCACCTAGAAAAGCTTTGCCTGCATCTAAAGCTGCTCCTGCTACTACATCTCCAACCTTACCAAAAACTGGTTTTATAACTTCATCAAAATAAGTACCAAGTTCTTTTTTAAGTTTTTGACCTTCTTCTGTTTGCAAAAATTCTCTTATTGCAATACCTATTCCACTTGCAACAATTAATCCACCAAGTAATTTTGTCAAGAAAGAACTTCCTTCTTTTTCTCCTTCTACATTAGTGCCTGATAATTTAGTTGGTGATATACTTTGATTGGATTCAATAGCTTTAGCTAATCTTGTAATAGGATCATCTTGGAACGCACCTTTAAATCTTGAAACCATTTCTTTTCTTGTCTCTTGATTTTTTTTATTACTTCCAGACAATACATTAGCTATTCTATCTAAGCTAGAATTTAATTTATCTAATGTGTCTTCTAAAGTAGCAGTAGCCATTATCTTTTAAAATTTTGTTGGTTTTGTTGTAACATAGTTTTTCTTTCGTTTTCTTCCTTAATATGTTGTACTAATAATCCTATATAAATTTCTCTTTCCCATGGCATCATATTTTCTAGTTCAGTTAGTGAATAATTATGTAAATGCATCAATTGAAAATTTAATTTATAATATTCACTCAAATTATCATGAGAAAGAGTTATACGAAAAAATGGTCTATTCCTTGTACAACTACATCATTATCATTTCCACATTTTAAACATTTAACTACACTTTTATAAATTACTTTTGGTATATTTACAAAAAACTCTTCTACACTACTAAATTCATCCTTGGTTAAATTTGATATAAATTCATTTGCTTCATCTTTTGTAAATTTATCATATACTGTTTCATCCTGTGTTACTTTAGTTAAACAGTTTGAAACTAATTCAAATATTTTTATTGGACTTGAATCATTATAAACATTCATCATTTCAGAAAAATTTGGATAATCAAATTCAAGTGTCATATTATTATTAATTTCAATTTTATTAGATACATTTTTTTCATTTTCTACAAATACATCATTTAAATTAATTTCAGTTCTAATTTTTTCTTCACAAATACAACTAAAATTTACATTTACTAATTCACCAATTGACTTTGCTCTTAAATTAACAAAAATATATTCAATATCGTAACTTGGTAAGCTATCAATATCTAATTTATTAAAAGTACAAACATCAATAATATTTCTTAAATTTTTTATAATATTTTCAGAATCTGTATCAACTAAAGTAAGTAAAATTTTATGTTCTTTTACAAGAAATGGTCTAAATTTTATTGTTTGTTTAGTTGATGGTACCACCATTTCATATATTGGTGTTTCAAGTTTAGGTAATGCCATTTTATTTCTCCATAATAATTATATTCCACTGTATAACGGATGACTATTTTTTTTGGTACTTCCAGTAGTTAAAGATCCAAAAGTAGTGCCAATGGGCGTTCCATTCGTTGTTCTAACAGTTTCGCCTGCAGCAGACTGAGTAGATCTTTCTCCACTAGGCTCTAAAGATTTAATTGTGGGACTTTCATTTACATATATCCATTTTCTATATGAAAATAGTACTATCATTCTGTGTGTTTGATTTTGAGCGCCCATATTAAGTTCAATTTGATTTTGGCTTCTAGGAAATGCATCTATAATTTTAACACCATATGTTCTTCTATTAAATTCATCTAATTGATATATTTCAATATCTACTGCATATTGATCTTGAAATGCAACATTAAATGTATCTCTATTAATTATAAATCTACCCCAATCTTCAAAAAATCTTTTCACTGTCATTTGTCTATCAATATGAAACGTCATAGGTAATCCATCACCACCATAATCTGATGTTACAGGTCTTTGGTAAGGCGTACCATATATTCTATATGGTTTTACATTAATGTTGAAAAGTGGAAATGCAGCTTGTTCACAAAGAATTGATATTCTTTGAGGTGGTATTGTATTTGTACTAATTCTATCTGCTCCAACAATACCACCATTTAATCCTATTTGTATTGCATCTCTATTAACAATAGCTGGTCTAGGAATAATAACTTCAAATCTATTTGGACGCGCTAATCCTCTTCCAAGCACTTCTGATTGAAAGTTACTTAATTGAAATTGTGAAAATGCTCCTATACTCATTACCTTATCCTAGATTTTTTAATTGTATCTCTTATAGCTCTATCCATTGTTGCTTTTCTAAATTTTTGTACAGGTAATTGAGAAGCCACTTTCCAATCATTAAATGGTATTATTAATAATCTAGATCTTAATTGTTGATTACTATATTGTCTAATTGCAGGTTTTACAAATCTAAAAACTCTACTTGTTTCCATTAACCTATAGTTTAATCTTATTCTTGTTCTTTCAGGTATATTTTTATTAGTAGCGTACTTTTCAAATTCCTTTAATATATTTAATCTAATTACGTGAGGTAGATAATGAAAGTTTATTCCAAAAAAGCCAGTATTTACTCTTCTAAATGGAATTACTAGAGGAAACATATCATAATATGGAAGATTTTTATCTTTTGGGTCGTATTTAAACAAATACATGTAACCAGGAATTACTCTTGTAGTTAGCTTACCTGATTGAATCATTTTTTGTGTATTAATAGTATTTAAACCTAATTGTCTAATTTGACCTTGATACCAACTTGTAGGTTTAATTTCACTTTTGCTTGCTTCTTGTATTTGTCCAATTTTTTCTAATACATCAACCATATTTTTCTATTCCTAAATCATTTTCAGTAAGTACTAAGAATTCCCAACCTCTATCTAAACAATATTCATTAGCTTGTTTCCATTTAGCTTGATTGGTACCATAATTAAATACTTCTTGTATAAACCTTTTTGTTTTCTTTTTTGGAATAGTAGGAGGTTTGGTAAATTTTTCAGGCTTTATTTCAACAAGATATTTGTTAATTTTATTATCATTGTTTCTTATTTTAATATAAAAATCAACAAAATATCTATGTAATTTACTATCAACTGGAGATCGGTACGGAATTATAGTAGTCTCTGAACCCCATTCAAGTACATTTTTATTATGATCACACCATCTCATAAATTTAAGTTCCCACGATGATCTATATACTACTTCTGTTAAGTCACCTTTGTACTTTTTAGGGTTAGCTACTTTGTATCTACCTTTATAAGTTTCTTTATATACCATAAATTGCATTATCATCTAATTATAATATAGGAGAGGCTTCATATCCAGAAGGTGTTGCATCTGATTCAGATAAACAGCATTATATACGATTTTTTATTAATATGAGATCAAAGTCTGAATTTTTAGTTTCGTCAAAAGAAAAAGAAAGAGATACAAGCAAAGCAGTCTCCACTGCTGAACAAGAGGCTTTTAGAAAACAATTAGGTCAACAACAAAGAATTACACAATTTGAAAGTGCGCGCACAGCTGGTTCAGTGTTAAGTGGCTCTAAAGCAGGCACATTAGTGCTTGGTGCTATTGGTATAATGAACAAATCTAAATTAGGAGCTACTATTGGATCTGGTGTTGGAGCAGTTGGTGGAGGTGCTGTAGGAAAAGAAATAGTGGATGCTACAGCTCAAAATGAAACTTCTTCATATCACAATATTGGTGCTCAAAGTACTAGAGAAGTGGAATCAAAAATTGATGGCAATTTATTTGGTGATTTAAAAACTGATGAACCAAGAAGAATTTCTGATGTAATTACTTTACATATACAAGATAGACCTGCTGTAAATTATTCTGTGCAATATAATGATAATGATTTAGGAGTGTTTGGTGGTTTATTAGCTAATTCAGATCTTAGTAGTTTAGCTACCGTAGATGGAATTACTCAACTTGCTAAAGATGGAGCAGCACCATTGGCATTACAACTTTTAAACACATTGGGTGGTTTAGGTGGTTCTTTAGGAGGTACAATTAATACAAGAAGATTGTTTGAACTTGGTACAAAAGTAAGAACTAATCCTTTTAGAGAATTATTTTTTGAAAGAGTAGATTTCAGAACATTTAATTTTAGACACACATTTATGCCTAAAAATGCAGGAGAAGTAAAACAAGTTAAAAAAATTATTGACTTATTTAAATTTCATATGCATCCTGAATTATTAGGAGGTCAAAAAAATACTATGTTTTTATACCCTTCTGAGTTTGATATAAAATATTATTATAGAACTGATGAGAATCCTTTTTTTAATAAAATATCTACATGTGTATTAGAAGATATGAATGTAGAGTATGGAGGTGATATTTTTGCAACATTTGAAACTGGTGAACCAGTAGAAGTAAATTTATCTTTAAGATTTAGAGAAGTTGAACTTCTTACAAAAGAGAATATAGATACGAGAGGATTGTAATGTTTAAATATTTTCAAACTTTGCCTCTTACTTTTTATTCGCTTGACGAATATCAAACTGGTAAAATTGTACCAAACATTTTTGTAAGATCAAAATTTTTATCGAATGTAATATCGAACACATCTTTATTTGATTTATATGATATAAAAGATGGCGATACTCCTGAAATAACTGCAAATAAATTTTATGGTGATTCTGGTTTATATTGGATTATATTACAATCTAATGATATATCTGATCCAAGATTTGAGTGGCCATTAGATCAATTTAATTTAAAAAAGTTTGCTGAAGGAAAATATACAAACATAAATGGAACTCATCATTATGAAGATAGTGGAGGAAATGTTATAAATGCTTCAGTAATACTTGCAACAACTTCAACAGATCCAGTTACTAATTTTACTGGATTTCCAAATAATACTGTTGTTACTAATAATACTAACGTAGGTACTGGTTTTATTACAAGTAAAACAAATACAAACGCTGTAACTATAGTCACTACTAATGGTGGATTTGTTGCTGGTGATCAAGTTTTATCAGCTGCAAACTCGTTGGCTACAACAACATTAACTTCTATTTCAGTAGTATCTGGATTATCTGCAGCTAATAATTCAATTAGCACAGCTGCTACTCCTATAACTAATCTTATTTTTGAAGATCGTGAAAATGAAAAAAAACGTAGTATAAAAATTATAAAAAAAGATTTAGTGCCTGATATAGTAAGTGAACTTGAAGAGATTGTGAATAAATGATTAATAACTTTGAATCTGCTGGTAACATAGATTTTAAAGAAGTAGTACTAATTAACAGTCAATTAAAAACTATTGATGTTTCTGATTATATTTCAGAAATATCTTTACAAGAAGATATATTAAGTCCAGTTATGCACGGACAAATACTGTTTATAGATGCTAGAAATCTTATAAAAGAATTTGATATTATTGGTGAAGAATTTATTTACTTAAAAGTTGTTACACCAACAAGTGATTCACCAATTGAGAAAATGTTTAGAATATATGGTATTACTAATAGAATTTTATTAAATGACAAATCAACACAATCTTATGTTGTAAATATAGTTTCTGCTGAAGCAATACAAAATGTAATAAATCCTATTTTTAAAACATATGAAGGTAAAGTTAGTGATGTTGTTGTTAATATTTTTAAAGAATTTTTAACATTAAAAAGACATCCAATTAAGACAGGCAATGGATATGATTTTATTGAAAATGGAACTGTAAATCAAATTAAATTTGTTAGTCCTGGTTGGACTCCCATAAAATGTATCAATTGGTGTGCTTCTAAATCAATACCTGAAAAAGGAAAGGCTTGTAATTATTTATTTTTTGAAACAAATAAAGCATTTATGTTTACAAATCTTGAATTACTTTTTAATATAAATGTTGAAAGTCCTAATTCAAGTATAGGAACATATGTTTATAATATTAATAATTTAGATATTATTCGTGATCCAAATGTAAAACTTTTTAATATACATGATCTTACAATAACAAAAAATTTCAATCATCTTGATAATTATAATAAAGGTTATTATGGAAATAGATTAATGTCATTAGACATAATTAATAAACAAATTAGAAATACTGATTATTTAACTACAAAAAATTATGATGATTATATTCACACAGATGGTTCAAAAACATCTCCATTTTTTAAAGAAAATTCAGCTGTATCAACATTAAACGATATAAAATTTAATCCAATTCATCCTGGACTACATGATATTCAACAAAATGCTAATGAAAGAATGCCAGAAATATACGGTAATAGAAAAACAAATATATTAGAATTAAATCAGTTAAAATTAGAAATATTTGTTCCCGGTAGAACTGATATTGAAGTAGGAAGAATGTTAAATTTAATGTATCCTGATGTATCACCTAAAGGTTCATCTGATAGAAATAAATCTAATGAAGATATAAAGTATTCTGGTAGTTACTTAATAACAGCTATTAATCATAAATTTAATCAACAAACACATATGATGAGTATGGAAATAGTAAAAGATGGATTAAACGTTGCAAATGAAAACACACAAACTATTAACAAACCTGCTGAACCAAATGAAATCAGTAATGAATCTAGTAGTTACTATACGCCTGGGAGTTAATTAATGAAACCAATTTTTAATAGAGATGGATTTCAATGGTTTATAGGAGTAGTTGAAGATAGAGATGATCCTGAACAACTAGGTCGTTGTAAAGTAAGAATATATGGTCATAACTCAGCTGATAAAGATGAACAACCTACACACGATCTTCCTTGGTCTGTACCAATTCAGCCTATAACTTCAGCTGCAATAAGTGGAGTGGGATCTACACCTATAGGTCCTTTACCTGGAACATGGGTAGTAGGATTTTATCTTGATGGTTTAGATATGCAACAACCAGCATTTTTTGGAACTATAGGATCAAGTTCTGCTCCTACATGTTTTCAAGAAACACCTGAAAAGGCTGCTTTCACATTTAAAGATAAGGATGATAT